GTTGTGCCATTTAACCTATTATCCCCTGTAATATTTAGGGTGCTGATGATATACCAGAATAAACTAGAATATTACCATCGACAATATTATATATTGTTGCACCAGAACTCACTAAAACATTATAAACATAACGACCTTGTGTTAAATTATTAGTATCAGTTGATCCAAGAGATATATTAAATACTCCTCCAGCAGCACTTGTAAAACCTACGGTAAAGGTTGTGGTGACTCCGAGTGTTGCACCCACGGCGACGCTCTTAGACATTTGAGCAGAACCAGTCCACCCAGTAGTTGTGGCAATGCCTACAGCATTTGATCCAGAAAAATCAAAAACAGCATTTGATGTATCAGTTACATTATATGTTGCACTAAAAGTAGAACCACCATAAATGGTCAAATTAGCAGCATATGGAACTCCAGCATCTGGATCGAATGTTACATTCTTACTTGCCATTGACTAACTCCCTTAGTAGTGATTTAATTTCGTTCATCTCACCTTTTAAAGTATCAAGATCATTTTTCATAGAATCAATATTTTGATTCTTTTTATCTTTTATGCCACGTTGAGTAACATATTTTTGGTAACCTCTAGAATTCACGTTAACAATTGCTCCAGTACCTGGATCTCTTGCAAGATCTCTATGACCCTCAACTTTATATAATTCATCCATATTATGCTAATGCCAGTACACGTAAATTTTTAATTCTAGGAACGTATACCTGATTAGTTGAAGTTAATATGAGTTTAATTCGATAATTCTTAAAATTAGGTAAATTATCAGCAGTAAATTCATATTCAGCAAATCTCAATTCCCCTGATGTAAATCCATAATCGTTTGATTTGATAACACGCTGATCAGGTAAACCAGAATTATTTTTATCAGAAATTACATCACCATTAACATCATAATTCAAATATCCTGGGAAAGGAACGAATACTGGAGTTAATCCACTTTCATTAGCAACGTAATAGAAAGCTCTAATATCACATTCATTGTTAATATATGAATCCACTAAAATTTTAATAGAACTTGCAGACTCTTCTAATATAATTTCTTTAGAAACATATTGACATGCCGTTGGATCTGCTAAAATACTATTCGCTCTTTGATCAGTAATATAATCTGTAATTTCAGAGTTAACTCTATTTGATGTTGTAATAATACTCATTCTTTCAGCATCAATCATAGGACTTAATCTACTATCAGTAGTATTAAGATCTAATGTCATATTAAATGACTTGTTTCCTGGAATGTTAGTTAATTTAACATTCTCATTAACTGTAGATGCAATTAGTCTTGGAGTAGTCATATAATTCATTTCATTTAACTCTACAGATTCAAACCCATTATCAACCCAAGGAATTTCATTTCCACTCATACTCTGTGCAGTAGTTGTTCTTACCGAAGCAGTAACAGAAGTTCCACGTATAGTTAAATTCTCAACTAATGGAGTAATTACTTCAAATGGCATATTTTGTGAAGCATGAATACTATTTCCACCACAAGATTTAGTTGACCCTAAGAACAATTTACCATATCCAGCAGAAGAACTTCTATCTGTTCCATTTTCTGTCATATCAACTTTAATATGATATGAATCAAATTTAATCGAATTTGCCAAATCAGAATCTGCTAATGAATGAATTTTATTAATTCTAGCTAAAGAAACTCCTCCAAGTTCATATCTATAAACTGGAGTTCCAGCATCCCAAGGTTCGCCACTACCGCTAGCTCCATGTATATTAAACACTCCTCTAGTGGTTATTCCTATAGTATTACCTGTAACAGTTTCATAAGAAACAATTTCTTGATCATCACCATCTCCAATTCTAAGATATCCATAATTAGTAGTTCCTATTCCAACACCTTCAAAATTTTCAAATATAGTACCATCATCTACTTGAAGAGATGTATTATTATCATCATCTATACCAACAGTTAATCTTGTAGGTTTGACATCAGGATCTGCCATAGAAATTTGAACTAAATTATCTTCAAAATACATTCCATGATTCTGATGATCAACTTTTATATGTAATCCATCAGTAACTTCTTTTAGAGAAGATACCTGAACATCTCCACCATATCCCGCATTTAATGCATTTATATTTCCTGCGGCATTGGTTAACATTATAGTTTTACCAGCACCAATAGTAAAATCACCTTGAACTCTATCTACAACCAATTCACTAGTGAGACCAATTCCAATAATTGTTAATTTTGCATCTCTACCAACAGTATTGACACCTAAAGTAGTGAATCCAACTACATCACCAACTTGATATCCTGAACCACCAGCTGTGATAGTTGCAGATGATACTACTCCATCCTGTATAACAACTGTTCCTTGTGCGCCCCTTCCCTGTCCAACCTGAGTTACTAAGTTTACTCCAGTAACTGTTCTAGATCCATCAGCAGGAGTATATCCAATACCTGCATTTGAAACACCCAGTGCTCCATCTGCAGCACCAGCAACTCCTATTAAAATTCCACTTGCAATTTCTGATCCACTCGAATCTTGGGAAATTTTACGTCCATTTAACAAGGCAGTATCAGCAACAGTAGTTCCAAGTCCAACTCTAACTTGTTTTGAGATTATATTTAAAGAATTAGGCATTAAATCTGGAACTTGCTCGTTTCCTTGATCTAAAGGTGGATTATATAATTCTAAAGATCCAGATTCTAAGAAATCTGCTCTATACATAGTAAATTTAAGATCTTCCCATTGACTTGGTTCCCATGTAGAAGCATTTTGAGACTTAAACATTGATCCCAAATAGGGTTGGTTAGAAATAAATGAGTTTGTTAGTAAATCAGTTTCACCAACTCTAGAAACATAAACACTATATTGAGTAGAATTAGATGCTAATGCAATAGCATATTCCTGATTACCTTCAAGATAAACAGGTGCTTTAAATGCAATATTTGTAGCAACAGAACCATCAGCAGATGTTGTAATTTGGTTTGGTTTTACAACAATTTCTGAAAAAGGTAATATTTTTGAGGTAGGTGTACCATTATTCATTGATCTTATCTGGAAGACCATAGGAACACCCTCATTATCCTTTGATCTAAAGAAAATATCACAACTTGTTACATATACTCCAGTACTATCTTCGACTAAGAATGATTGTGCAAGAGGATCATACCAACCAATAATTTGATTACTTCTAGTTACTTGACCAACAACTCTAGAATCTACTACCTCAAGTCCAGTAGCTTTTTCAACATACTCTGCTTTAAAATGTTGTTTATGTTCTATTCTAGCATTTTTTACAGAAATAATTTCTTCCTGAACTTTCTCAATTGTTCCTTGAGATCTAAATGGTTCTTCTGTAACAGTTGTTGCAAAATTAACATCATTATCTACATCATTAATTAAAGTAAAGGTCTTTACACCAGCTTCATATTTTGGATTATTCGCCTCATGGGGTTTTGGTATATAGAAGCATCCAATACAATCTGCAGATATATCTGAAATCAATCTAACATCAGTAACTTTTGCTATTGCTCCACTAGTAGAACCTTTAATCGTTTGTCCTTTTACAATACGACCAAAGAACCCATCTTTAGTTTTATTTGCCAGAGCGTTTACATCTATGTTTAATATAGTTGAAGTACTAGAATATGAAGTTTCCATATCTTGGTTAGTATATGGGTTTGATGTATAAACTTCAGTGGGTGATGTTCTAGGACCCTGTTTATGATTAATAGAACAACACTTCATATGTGTATGTGTTCCTCTATCACCTTTAGCAAAGAAACTTACAACTTCACCAGGTACGAAAACACCTTTGGTCATATTAATTTCAACAATTTTAGGGAAACACCAGGCAGTAACATCTTCACCATCAAAGAAAGCATATAACCTTGTAAGAGGCTTCATTCTTTGAGCTTCAAATTTAATATTTCTTCTTCTCATATATGGAGTAAGTTCTGTACCTACTACTCTTTCACCAAGATTAATAGTATCAATTTGTTCAACAACTGTGGTTGATTGTCCCGACCTTTGCTTTATACCAGTTTTAATTTCTTTTGATTTAGTGGTTTCAATTTCTTCAAAAACCATATCTCCATAAACTTTTTGATAATCACCACCAACTCCTTGTCCAGCATTAAAGTCTTGAGTCCAACCATTAACAGTGTGCCTACCATTCAATAGACCTGAAATATACTTTCCATCACTCTTTTGAACATCAATGACCTCCATCTTAGTCCCTGTCCAAGTTGTCTCCCAAGAACCCCAAACGATTGGACCATATCCATTTTGAGGATCAACTCCAAATGCATCTTGTGCCATTGCCATTGTATCTGCATAATTACCCATTTGTTCGGTAATTTTTGCTTCTAATTTAACAGTATCTACCCAAGTATCTGATGCTGGAGTTAACTCCATAGTTCCTTGCCAGAAACTAATAAGAAATGGAGTTACACTTTCAGATCTTGTTGCAAATGATTGATTTATAAACTCAACTTCAGAATAATCTAAAGATATGATATTATTATCTCTTCTTACATTATTTCCTTCGATTTGTGTAAATTCTGTATCTAATGTGTCATCTAAATTTCCATCACTCACAGGACCAAGCATTAGATCAACTGAATTAGTATAGTGTCTTGGTCTAAGTTCTTTACGATCCCGATCAATACTATTTCGGATTCCAGTCTCTGGAAGAGATTCTTGTGTTACAAATGCTGTAAAATTATCTACAAACATTCCAGATTTAAATCTATTAAGACCATCTCCATCTGGAACAAACATATTTGCAGTAGATACTTCCAACATTGAAAGTGTAGTATAATACTCAAGATTACGAATTCTATCTTCAAGTTTTTTGATATCTTTCATTTGATATCTCTTATACTTAAAGAAGTTTAAAGTAGCATGATTAACATCGAACAAATATGGAGGTAAAGTTGCTTGGCAAATTTCTATAGAATCCTCTACAGGACCTGGTCTTTCTGGTTTTTCGGCAGGAACTCCAGATTTAAGAATAAATTCTCCAGTTTTTGATAAGAAGATTCTATCAATTCTTCCCAAATAGAAAGAATATGTTGCCTGTAAGACTTCATCAGAAGCTAATATATTAGGTGGATTTTGCCCATCTACCTTAAAATTCCTTCCAAGGAATTCCAATGGAGATCTTGCACCTGCAGAAATAGTATAATTAGATACTCTAGGTCTTATATCAATTATATCAGAATTACGATGACCATCAACAGAACCTATATCTTTATAATTTAATGCATCATAAGACTCTACAGTAACAATATCACCATTATCTGTAGATTCATAATAAGCATTCTGGAAATAAATTTTTAACTGCCTATCTGGTGTAGTAGTTTTATCCTTTCGCACTACTTTAGCATAATCCCAGAAAGTATTTTCCTGACCTCTTTTCCACTCATATCCATCAGTTACTTCATAACTTGGTTCAGATAAAGTAGATATGACTGCCTCACTAGCAGATTCAGTAGCAATTATAGATTCACCTTCAGTAAAAGATACTTTATTTTCACTAATATATCCTAATGTAAGATCATTTACTTTTTCAGCAAAAACAGCAATAGCACCACTATTCTGCCCTGTTATCCTTTCTCCTATTATAAATCCTGCAGTTGTTCCTGTTGTATTTTTTATTGCAGTTATCGTTGCTTGTGGGCATGAAGCATTATTAGTATCTGCAGATTCATATATTCCCCAAATTTTAACAATATCTGGATAATTTAATGATATATGTTTATCCTGAACTTTAGTACCAAATGGATAATTACCAAAAGTTAATCCATCATCTAATGATGTTGTACCAATACCAGATGCTGAATTATTAGATTTATCAACAATAATAGAATTAACTCTATTAAGTACTTTTCTTTTTGGAGTGGGTTTTTCCTTTTTCAAGGTAGCAACAAGTTGAGCACCAGTATCTGCACTACCAAGATCAAAGAATTGTAATAACGAACCATCTGCAGTAAGTGATAACTTATCACCACTTAGAGGTTCAATAGTTCCATCAGATCTTATTATAGAATATCTTTCTTCATCAAAAGGTAAAAATGATTCATTTAATCCTGCTGCTACTTGTGCTGAAAGTTGATTACTTGCAATATCAACTTCAAAAGTTTTTCTTATAGTAATATAAGAATCAGTTAAATCAACAGTAGCAATATTTTCTTTAGGTAATACAGTATAAAGACTAGAATCTGGATTTAATGCATTCTTTGTTGCAAGAAGTTTTAAATCAGTAACCTCAAGATTTGCTTCAGGTAAATTTCCACGATTTATTTTCTGAGTGGTGTATAATCTTTTAACAATTACATAGTTAGTTGCAGTACTGATTCCAGAACCTACCTCCGAAATTACATTATAAGTTGGTGTCCAAGCAGCTAATGGGTTTGTATACGAAACCAACATACCTGGTTTTGCCAATTTCAAGAATGTAGAATTGGGTGATACTATGGTAGATATACCAGTTGCAGCATGAGTATCATTTACCCTTGCAGTCATTGTAGCAATACCAACATTATATAAAGTTGACTGTACTGTATCTGCAGTAAATGTATTAATTCCAACTTCAGCTCCAAATTGACCATTAGTGCTTCCATATACAGACTTCACATCCGATAAAGTGTGAGCAGTAACAGCTACAGCAATTCTATTAATATTTTGATCTGTATCAAAACTAAGACTTTCATTGTTTATAAAATCTCCAGTTACTTCATAACAAGTTAATGCTGTTCCAGCAGAAACAGCATCTTTAAGAAAAGCAGTTGCTCCACTATTTTGCCCAGTAACAAAAGTAGGTACTGTTAGAGTAGTCGGTGTATTAAGAGCTATCTCAGTTGTAGTTTGAACATCATATAAGCAAGCAGCCCAAACATTTGCTGCTCCATTAGCTACAGATTCATATGATCCATTTTCTAATCTAAAATCATAAATCCTAGCAAGACCAACTTCTTTTCCGACTAATTCATTACCATCATTACTCTTTCTTGTATCCCTTAAACTTAAATAATAAGTATTTCCAATTCCGATAGTAGGTGATCTAAAAACATTGTTTAAATCTAAAGTTGGACCAGTATTATATTGTATTGATTGCTTTTCTATAACTTTTGTTGTTCTTGGTTTAGGACAATCTAAAAAAGTAGAACTAATTGTCTCTATTTCCCAACCACGAACAAAAGCTTTACCTGGAGCAAGTTTATATAATGCTAAATTATCTGTTGGAGTAGCACCACCAGCAGTAATTTGATTTGATGTATAAACTCCACCATTACCAATTCCATTATTTAAGGAATTTTTTAAAGTTGCAACAAATGGTTTTACATAATAATCTCCAGATTCTGCATAGGTTCTTCTTGCAAGAATTTCTAAGAAGTTTCCAGCATAATCATCTTTTGGTTTTCTTACAGTTATAATAACACCATTTTCTATCTTAGCTAATTCACAGAAATATCCACCACCAGCAGTTGGTGCTTGTATAACTGTATTGTTAGTAATATTAGTATTATTACTGTTACTAATAACATCACCAACACTTTCATCAATATTAACAGTAACGTTTGTTAATCCTTGAGTAACATTAGTAATATTTTGATTTGTAACATTAGTAACATTAGTAATATTAGTAGTAGTAATATTATCTCCACCAACAGTTCCTGGAACAGGTCCAGTAGGAGCTCCTCCTTGTATTTGTGTGCTAGTAGTAGTAGGAGATGCAGTTAATGCAGAAACAACAGGACTTGGAGCTGGAGTTGGATTTCCACCTATATCATCTGAAAAATCACCAAGACGTTTTTTAAATAAACCAGCAGTAATTTTTAATCTATCAGCACCTGGTGCTGCATAATTATTAAATCCTTGAGAATTATCATTTAAAGATTGATCTAAATCCGCATTAATTATTTCTTCTGTAACAAATAGTCCAACTCTCCAATTTGATGCATTAGTATATTGATCTAATAAAATTGTTTCTTTATTGACTGTTACAAATTGTCCATGAAAGAAATATACACCTTCTTCAATCTGAAAAGATGCACCAGTAATTGAAGCATTAACAGGGAATGTGGAAGCAAATGGAGTACCTGCTTCTATTGTTGTATTACCAAGCAAACCAGATAATATTGTTGTATTACTAAATAACTCTTCTCCACTATCAAATACTTGACTTTGATTATCAGCAGTACTAGAACCTATGTAATTTACATAAAGAGTAAGTTGTGATCTTTCTGATTCTGCAGGAGATAAAACTCTATCAACAATCGCAGTAACACCAGAACTTACTCCAGTAATTTTAGCTCCAACCAGTTGGTCTGCATAAGCAGAGACAGGAACCCCTTGAAAATTATTATTAAGCTGTATACCTCTATATAATTGATTATATCCAATATTTCCTGGAATTACTTTAGCACCTTCTTTAAAAAAATGTTTACCAAATTTTTCAATCTGATTCTGTAGAATAGATTGGAGAGTTGTTAGTTCTCTTGCTTGTACTGGATAACCAGGCTTAAACAGGACTTTTGCAAAATCATCAGTTGCCTGAAAATCGTCAAAGTATGGCGATACATTGAGGTTAGTTTGTAGGGGCATAGTCCTTTAAAATTGCAAAATGACTTTAATATCTTCTTTTTGATTTTCAGACCTTACTATGGCAGGTCTATTATCAACATAAATTATATTTCCTGAATATTTTTTAACTTCAGGACCAGAAATACCTTGAGAAAATTCTTGTCCAAGGTGATATGTCCTACTATTTATAGTGGTGGATACACCAGAAAAAACAGTAGCAATAGCTAAATTGGATCCTGTTGTTGGTACAATTGTTAAATTTCCACCACCAGAAGGAGTACTAGTAAATTGATTTAAATTAAAACCCCAAGTTGGAGATGTTTGTGCAGTACCAACTGTATTAAATCCAGCAAGAGTTCTATCTTGCCAAAACTTCAATACTCCAGTAACTGGATCATAATTTACAACTCTTCCAACAGCAGTAACTCCTGTACCAATTAGTTGTTCAAAATAAGAATCTGCTGTAAATGTTGCTGTACTATAACCAGTCCCTGTTAATCTAAGAGCATTTAAAACACTTGCTTTATCAACAGTTAAAAGTGCTTCTCCTGTTGATAATGGATCTTCAACAATACCTACTCTAGCAATTTGATTTCCTGTTATAAAATCTGGATTTTCATTATCATTTTCAATTCTAGAATACATCATAACATTCATAGCACCTAATTCTTTATAGATATCGGAACCATGACCCCCTTGAGGAGAAATAATAACATCAAAAGTTGGTCTTGTTGTTCCAGTAGGAACTCCACCAGCAATTAGATCAACATTCCCGTAAGTATATCCAGATCCTTGATTAGAAATTGTTACTGATTCAACTTGCTGATCTGCATCAACAATTATTGTACATTCAGCACCATCACCATCACCTTGAATAGGAACACCAGTATAAGTTCTATTTGCAGTTCCAACACCAATACCACGATCAGTTATTGTTACAATTTTAATAGATCCATCTACAGCATTATTTCTTATAGGAGCATTGACAATACTAGTATCCCATTCAACAGGAACAGGAATAAAATCAGTTGATTCAAATTTTATAATGTCTGCTGGTTTAATAGTATAAAGATATTTCCAAATATATCCATCACCACTACTTCCAGCGTTTCTTGGTTCTAAATCAGTAAAAAGTGGTTGATCCAATGAAGGTCTACCACTTGGATTATCAGGATCTGTACCATTCTGAAGACATTCATAAACCCTATAATCCTCATTTACTACAAAATAATTTGAGGAATATAAATTTGTAGCACCAGAAACTTTAGCAGGATTTGACCTACTAATATTTTGACGATACATATCATATGTTGTTCCAGATACCCAAATTCTCTTTGGAACTACCTGTCTAACATCATCTGCATTAATTTTCTTTAATGCAATCATTGTATCCCAATAATCAGATTCTTCAGTAAAGTTGTCTTTAGGAGCTGGGGGACTTGTATCCCAATCACTTTGAATATCTGTGGGATTAGATAATCCTACAAATGAATAATATGACTTAGTATCAGTAGATACTCCAGCAACAAAGTTCTTTGCATTTAAGATTCTAATTTGATCAGTTATAATAGCAGACATTTGATGACAGATATTTTTTATTTATTTATCAAAGATTACACAGTGTAATTTTTATACTTAAGAGAAGCATATCTCTGTACCAAAGCAGAAGTATGAATACCAGTAGCAGGAATAACAGTAACTATTCCAACTGGAAGACCTATTCCAGCAAAATTACCAACTGAGAAGCTGCTTTGACCAACTCCTATACCATTTTGATTATATGCTTGGAAAGAATTTATACCAGACCTTGAAGGTAAGGTAATCAATCCCCAACTATAATCACCATAGAAATCAGAAGTTCTAATTCCAACAGTTCCATACCAACCAGCTGGGGTTGATCCAACTCCAACTGTAACTCTTCTAACATATGTAGACACACCAGATACAGATGTTGATATACTAACAGCTGCAGTTACTTTATAAACAGTATCAGCAAAATGAGTTGCTATTCCAAGTGTACTGGAACCATCTAAAGAAATCATAGATGTAGTTGCAACACCAACGTTAGAGTTATTAACAACAAAATAATCATTTACATTTAGAGAACTTAAACTAACAGCAGTTGCAACACGACTAGTATTTCTTAATTCAGAATCATATGGAATATGGAGATCAAACATAATTTGATTACTAGTTGTAGTTCCAAACCCAACAATTACACCAGTATCACCCACATAACTACTAACATTATCAATTTCATCAACAGAAGCAGGTGGAGAAATAAGAACTTGTGGAGGACTATCGGTAGTATATCCATAACCAGGATTAGTAATAGCAATACCAGTTATAGTTCCAGCAGCACCAATTGTTACTGATCCAAAAGCAGTTGTAGTTGTACCAATACCAACACCACCCATCATTGTATTACCTATACTTACTGTCGCAGTAGTATAACCCACTCCACCATCTGATATTACAATTGAAGATATAGTACCAGCGATAGAAACAATTGCCGTTGCAGCAGCACCAGTTTTAGTCTCTTGACCAACAAAAGCAATCTTATCTTGGAAATTAAGACTAATATCACTCTCATTGTTAGGATCGAAGAATGGTCTTACACTATCAACATAAATTGCAGTTGATCCCACACCAACAGTTTTAATAACATATGCTGATGGTTGAATATTTGGTTCATATATTTCCCTATCTTTAGCAACTTCCTTCTCATTAATAATCCTATCTTCAGTTTGGCGTACCCAAACAACAGGTCTCAGTAAATCTGCATCTTGAGTATTTCCTGGTCCAAAGTATGGTGTTGAAACAATGGAATCTGTAGCAGTTACAGTAGTAACCTCTCTAGGATCTTCTTGAAGGTAATCTGGTTGTCCTATAGAAGGATCATATCCTAATATTATATCATCACCTGGTTTAACAGTTTCTAATACTGGAACTGAATTAACATCTACTCCAGCAGTTCCCTTATAGAACATGATTTTACAGGTATCACCTGGTTTAGGTGCTTCTGTGAAGGTTAATATACTTCCTCCAGTAAAGGTATATGCTCTACCAGGAATCTGAAGTATGTCATTTACAAATATTAGAAGAACATCTTGTACATTAATTTTAGATCCTTTACCTGATAAAATAGATACCACATTATTAGATTTCTTTAATTGGAAGGTAACGGTAGTTCCATCAAATAAATCTTCTATTTTATCCATCATTTCCAATTGACCAAAGTTCCATCCAGTCATTTCATCACTAAAGACATCATCAATAGTAAGTTGGAACTCTTTTGATCCAAAATCAGCAGTTGTTGGAATACCAGTTAATCCACCTACAGGAACAGTTAGAATTTCTCCATTACCATAACCATATCCTCTATTTGTAATATTAAATGAAATTACACTAGATCCTTGTCCAACAACAACATCAATAGTTGCAGTTGATCCTATTCCAGTTACAGAATCAGAACTGTAGATCAATGGCATATTTGAATAAGAAAGTGGTGCATCAATCTTTATTAAAGGAGGACTAGATTGACTGTAGAGTGCTAATGTACCAACTCCAGTAACTGAACTAATACCTGTAATAAATCCAGCATTTATATATGCTGTAGCAATACCAGTAAAATAAGTTGCATTCTTACCTTGTGAACTTATTCCAACATTTACTGTTTGAATTCCTGCTCTATATCCAGAACCACTATTTCCAATACTAATAGATGCGATTGTTCCACCAGAAGAAACCACTGCAGTTGCACCAGCAGAAATTAGTGGTTGATATCCAAATCCTTCAGTAGAACCAACAGAAACTATAATACCACCAACAGGGAAAGTTGATATTCCAACATCGTCCTTAATTGTTCTTGCATTACCTACAAATGATAATGTAGTAATTCCTGCAGTATCATCAAAGGTATAATCATACGTTACTCCTCTTCCCTGAACAACACTATTAACTAAAATTAAAGCACCAGTTGATATTCCTACAAAGTTAGAACCATTAACTTTTAAATCAAATTGATTTCTAATTCCATTAAATTGATTGGAAATACTATCAATAATATAATTAGAAGAATATGCTTCATTTGACCCACCAGTAATTCCAGAACGCATAAACATTCTACCTTGGAAACTATATCCAGTAGAAATACCAGTCCAATCTCTATCATCTGGATCATTAGTATCTGTACTTAATGGAGTATTTCCAACTGGAGCATCAACAAAGTTTAAAGTATTCTCAACAATATTATAAGCACCAATAACCTTTGTTACAATAGTATCGGTGGCATATCCTACAAGAGGTGTTCCCATCCATCCTCTATCTACTCGCATTGCATTAGTAGCACCAACACCAACCGCAGTAATCTGTACAATTTCACCAGTAGTACCAGCACCAAGTCTAACTAAATCTTCAGCAAAGAATGACGTAATTCCACTGAAATAAAGTAAATCATCTGTTGTAAATACAATGTTAGAAAGATGAGAAGTAACTGCTGTTGCAACAACTGGAGACTGAATAACATTATCAAGAGCTAAAACAACTTTGGAATTTTGATTAGTTGATACAAATCTATGAGATGTTCCAATACCAACACTACTAAAGTCTAATGCTTCTGGTATAGTTTTAAGAGCATTTTCTGCACTAGATGCCAATCTAATCGTATTATCATCAACCTTAATAACATATACATCACCTGGTACTTTATCAGTTGTACCAATTCCAACGAAGGATGCGGAACTAATTCCAATAGCTTGAGTAGCACCAATACCAGCATGAATATACTTAACTTGTTCACCACTAACAAAGAAGTGATTTGGTAGAGTTATAGTACTTGATCCAACACTTACAACAGTAGAAGCATTACCAACAAAGTCTCTATTAAAGATTTGCTCATTATTATGAGTTAATGGGAAAGATCTCTTGATATCGTTAAGAGTTCCTCTATAAGTACCATAATTTGTTTCAATAGTACCATTATTAAACTCAATTGTATCTCTATTATCATCCTGAATCTTCAATGCATTCATATAAGTATTAACCTGACATCCAATATTTGCATTTGGTGTAAATGTAATCTCACAGTAAGAAACACCACCTTGATTCTTTTGCAATCTGCTTCCAATAGTACCTAATCCTGAAAGAGTTTCTATATTCGCCCACTCAGTATCATAGGCAGTTCCAATTCCACTCTCTTCACTATAATCTTCTAAGACAAAGAATTCTGATAATTGGTGTTCATTATTTGTAGTATCAGTAGCTTGGACTAAAACATAGGCACCGTCATAACCATCAGTTTCAGGGTTAAATTGAGTTGGGAAACTTGCAATACCAACAGGAACAGGGGATCCAGAAGAAGAAATTGTATTAACTCTTGATTCAATAAGAGCATGTTTCATACTAACAGTTCCAATTCCAGTAGTAGTATTTCCAATTGCCACTTGCATGGTATTAACTATACAAGTAGTCCCAATTCCAGCATTTGGATGGAAATCAAGTTTAACTGTTCCACTCTCAATATAAGCAGAGTAGGTTCCAAATCCTTGAGCAAGGTTTGCAGAATTTGTAACCATTTCACCATATTCTAGAATATCTACCTCACTTCCATTATGAAGTAAATTAATTTCTTCAAATTCCCAATCTTCACTATTAATAGTTTCCCCATCTCCACCAGCATCAGGTGTTACACTAACTAAAATCTTAGCAGAACGATATGTTGTACCTAAACCTACAACTGTAGTAGTTGTTCCAGTTGCAACTTTTGTACTTGTTGAATCAATATGAACACATCCAAAACTTGTAGTACCTATACCTAGATAATTATCATCTAAATTATAAGATAAAGTAGCAACATAATAATCATTTTTCTTAAATCTTGTTGGATAGAATAGTACTTGACCTTCTGTACCAGAGATTTGGAAATCAAATGTACCTAGATCATAAACATTATCAATCTTTGCATATTGGTTAATATAACCAAAAGTACCATCATGCATAAGATCAACTATCATTAATTGTCTTTGTCCTGTATATCTTTGGTCTTTAATTAGTGCAAAATATTTCTTTGCTCTATGCTCAGTTAGAGTAAATGTATCAACTATACTATAAACAGTTGCTCTAGGATTACTATTAAATGAACCACTCATATCATCTACAGTAAGAACTCTGTTACTTACAGACTCCTCATAATCACTTAGAATTCTATTAGCAAAAATTACTTCATCCGATATAATATCACCAGAAACTTGTCTAGAATTTTCTTTAACTAGATCAAAGTCTGATACAGAATGCATACTAACAATAGAGGAGAGATCATGAACAGAATTAACCACAGTTTTTTCTGTAGCTACCCCTACAGTCAATTCTCCCAAAACTTCACTTTCTACTTGAAGATCAGAGAATTTTTTAAATCCAGATGCATGATTTAATGCACTTACAGGATCTTTCCAAGTATCAAAATCAATTTGAGATTTTAATGAATATGAGAAATTTTGATAATAAAGACTATCTTCTATTCTTTGTAATCTAGAATTAAGGAATCCTGAGTCAGTTTCCCAACCATGAAATCTCTTACAGAAAGCACCATAATCAAGATCAGCAGCAAATGTTTGTATTTTATCAGCACGTCCATGAGTATGAGAAGACTTTCCAATAATAGTTTTATCTTTATAGAATACATCTGTACTTGCAATTTTTAACATTCCAATTTTCTTATCCCATCTATCAACAGTACCTTTTACCTCATCTCCCAAAAGATCTTTAGATACTACTTCTTCACCTTGTAAATAATCATTTTGTTTAAGAACAGTATTAAAAACTGGGAAATATTTTTCTGGTACAATTCTTCCAGAAGAACTTGCGTTCTGATAAACACCAGGAACTTCTCCATCAGATAATTCATCAGCAAGACTATATGTAACTGTTCCTATTCCACCAATATTTTCATCAATCGCATTTATGGTGAAAAGTTTGTAATCATAATCAGATGAATTATATCCTTTTCCTGTTGATCCTATTCCAACACTAATATTTTCAATTAAAACTTTATCACCTAATTGTAGTGGGAAAGATCCCGAAGTAGTATATCCTACATTTAACGTAACAGTTACATCTTTAGTTGTACTATTAAAATCAATTGTATTAATTCCTATACCATTAGTATTATGTGTAGGAAGAATTTTTGGAGTTACGTTATGAATTCCGTAAGTATTTTTAAGAATAGATATTCTCTGATTTTTAATATCATAGTTAAAATCTACATCAGGATCTAATTCATTTGTTTTACCATCAAATAAAAGTAATTTTGGAGCAGCAGAATATCCCCTTCCAACTGAAGTAATTGCTACAGATTCAACACTAGCAAATTCTTTTATTCTTACAATTTGTGGTAATGCTACACTTGGTTCCAATGTTGGATCAGAAGGAAAATTAAATCCAATATTTTGAATTTCAGTTCTAGTGATTTTACCAATACCAATACTCCCAGTTTCTGCGATACATGAAACACCTTCTTGTGAAATAACTGATGTAATTCCAGGAAGTGAATAATAATTTTTTCCACCATCAATTATACTAAATTCAGCTATAGGACCTAAAGCAGTCTTAGAATTAGTTTTATAACTTAAATCTGATGTAGTTCCAGCATAGGATACCTTTTCTGGATAATCTCCAATAGTATATGTAAAATTATTTGTTGCAGCTGCACCAAGTGTTACTAATTCATTAGAAACTTCAAATAATCCACTATATACACTCTTATAGCTATCTATTTGATGCCCATTAAGAACAGAATTATCTACATCAACTTCTTCCTTTTCTATCGGTAAATCATTCTCAAATACAGGAACAAGACGATAATATAAAGTTTCTGGTATATACTTGTTAACAGTTAATTCAAGTTTAGCGTTCGTATCAATCCCAACTCTTCCAGATTTTTTAACTTGGAATTCTTCAGTATGAGGATTTTTATTCCATTCCTTAGTGCAAGAACTATCAGCATACAATTGGAAATCAAATGCAGGATAAGATATTGTACCTTTAGTATATGCTAAAGAAGAATCTGATAAATCGAAAGTATATACTGAATCTTTATATACGTTTACTGGAGGATTAACTGGATTTAAAACACCATTAGATGCACTTGATCCTATTGAAATAACAATAGGTTTAAATAAGGTTGCATTGTAATGAGTATTTGCTAATTTTATATTATTTTCATCAACTTTAACTATATAATAAATTCCATTATTATCCAGTCCATAAGTTACATGTCCTGGAGCAGTATGAATGATCTTTTCTCCAGTCTTTAATCCATGATCAGTTATTGTAATAGTGTTTGTTGAAGTTGTTACACCCGAAGTATTAAATCCTACAGGATCTACAATAAGTTTTCTATTATAATCATTATATTTTACAGTAGAAATACCAGTATTACCTGGATTTACACTCATATTAATTTGATCACTTACATTTAATCCATGAGTGGATGCAGTAGATACTGTTACAAGATTTCTTGTAGCTTCTCCAGTAATTGGAACATATTGAGTATTAAAACTATGATAAACCCCTGTTCCGATTCCAGTAAAGAAGAGTAAAGAAGAATGTCTTTGTGTTGATGCTATACCAACCCAATTTCCTGATTCATTAACAAAAAGTTTGCAAGTAGAAATTCCAAGAAAATCTTTAGATAATTTAGTAGCATAAACAGTTTGCCCATCAGTTAATGTTGTACCAACACCTGCCCATATTTGGAAAGAAGGACTTAATCCAGTTGGAACTGGATCGCCATATGAAGTAATATTAGAACCTTCACTAGTAGCTGCTACAGATACTTGAGACTTACAACATAGTAGTTTTACATTAGATGCTGCTGCTGCTTGACTGGTCTTCGTTGTAGGCAATACTGGTGGTGTAAATGCAGATGTATAAATTGCTTCATCAACAGCATATCTCAAATTAGAAATATACCCATTAAAGTATCTGTCCTGCCCTGCAGCAGTCTTATGAGCACCAATATGAACTACAGTTCCATTACCAGTTCTAGTACCACTTAAAGTACCACTTGCCTCAACTACACCATTAACAAAAATCTTTCCAGCAGTACCATATA